GTTTAAAGAAAAAAAAAAAAAAAAAAAGGGATTCTTGTCGCGGGAATTGTTGCCTTTTTGTTTTTCATATGGTGTCAGCGGTAATTTACGAATTTCATAGAGCCTGTTCTATACTTCTGAACTGCGACGGAGTAATACTCTCGAACCTTTTGAAAATCTTGCAAAAATAACTGCTGTCACAGAAACCTGTTTCTTCAGCTATCTGATCGACAGTTTTCTGCGTTTCTGCCAGAAGCATTTTAGCCGCCTGTATCTTGCGTTTTGTGATATATTCCATCGGTCGGCAGTTCAAGGTCTGCCTGAATAATCTGCACAAATGCTGCGAAGAAACTCCTGCGGCTTTACTTATGGATTCAAGACCGGGCTGTTTCATATAGTTTTCGTCAATATATGCGATCGCCTTTGTCACCGCAGGGGCGATTTGTACACTGCCTTTTCCTTTCGCCGCAAGACGGCTCAATTCAATGAAAAAGCTGTACAGATAGCCCGACGCTCTGAAATTTCCGTCAACCTTGTCAGACATGAGTGCCTCGTGCATACATCTGAAACAGTGGTCAAGATATGTAATTTCTTCCTTTGAAAGGGGGAAGATTTTTGGCTTGTCAAAGCCGAGTGCTTTAAGCATATCAGGGCAGGACTTTCCTGATGGTTTTATCCAATGCGTATCCCAGGATTCATCCGTTGAATAATACTCATGCGGACAGCCGGCAGGGATAAAGAATGCGGTGTACGGTTTTATTATATGTTTCTCTCCGTTCATTATAAGTACGCCGCTGCCTTTTGTACAATAAAGAGCCTTGGCATAATTGTCACCTTTGTCGCATTTAACATGATACTGCCATTCGTTCAGCCCTACGCTCACCAAAAAGACGGGAAGACTGCTTTCTTTGCTGATTATCGGATAATCGTAGAATTTCAAAAATAATTCACCGCCTGTGCTAAAATCGTTATATCTTAATAATATCATTCATTGACTTGTATGTCAATAAGCGTTATAATCTATTAAAACAAGAAAGGGTGATTTTTTTGAGAACAGTAAAGGCACTCAACGATTTTTGGCGATTCACAAAGCTTCCCGCAGGAATGAATATATCGAAAGACAACATTATCTCTCCCGAATATGAAGATGCGTCATGGCAGCCTGTTGTACTGCCGCATACATATAATTCTGAAGACGGTGCAGGCAGAATGGCAGCTTCAGACGGTGGGGACTACTACCGTGGAACTGTATGCTACCGCAGAAACCTTGCGCTGAGTTCCGAAGAATGCTGCGGAAAAGAACTCTATCTGGAATTTGAGGGCGCTAATACTGTTGCGGAAGTCTATATAAACGGCAGATTTGCAGGAGAGCACAGCGGAGGGTATTCAGCTTTCAGATTTGATATTACGGACTATATATACCTAGACAAAGACAATCTGATAGCTGTTATCGTATCGAATGCTCCCACCGATTATATTGCGCCGATAACCGACAATGGCGATTTCACGAAAATGGGCGGCTTGTACAGGGGTGTAAAGCTTATTGCAGTCGAGCCTGTTCATATTGCTCTGAAAGACAGCGGCTCCTGCGGAGTATATATAACCCCACGCAATATTTCAGAAACATCTGCGGATATAGGCATACTTGTCAAGCTGGATAAAGCTGAAACCGCAGAGGTTAAGGCTGCGATACTTGATCCGCATGGAAATCTTGAAACGGAACTTTTCGGCAGAACGGACAAAGACAGGATAACGCTTTCGGGAAAAATCAACTGCCCGAAACTCTGGAACGGGGTAAACTCTCCCGGCCTTTATCGTGCGGAGATAACCTTATTCTGCAACGGGGAACCTGTCGATAGCATTGAACAGGAATTCGGAATACGCTCGTACCGCATAGACGCCGATAACGGCTTTTTCCTCAACGGCAAGCCATATCCGCTCCATGGTGTGAACTACCATCAGGATAGTTACGAATCCGGCTGGGCAATGACTGGCGCTCAGCGTGAGCGGGATTATCGTATCATTCGTGATATGGGCTGTACAGCTGTAAGAATGGCTCACTACCAGCATTGTGACCATGAGTATTCATTATGCGACAGGCTGGGTCTGTGCGTTTGGACGGAGATAGGCATAATCAATAAAATGTCTGCCGATGACAGCGACGCTCATGTCCTTTCAGACGGCTTTGGAGATAACGCAAAACAGCAGCTTCGTGAGCTTATCAGGCAGAATTACAATCATCCGTCAGTTATTGTCTGGGGATTGTTCAACGAACTTTATCAGATGACCAATGAAATATTCGGGCTTTACAGTGAGCTTTATGAAATTGCTTGTGAAGAGGACGATACAAGGCTGAAAACCTTTGCAGATAATCAGTTTTACGGCAGATTTCTGGAGCTTCCTGCTGATGTGGTCGGGTATAACCGTTATTTTGGCTGGTATAAGGAGGCGGGCAGTGCGGAGAATTTCGGCGAATGGCTTGACCTATACCATAACAAAAAGGAAAAACGCCCTGTCTGCCTTTCAGAATACGGCGGCGGTGGGGCAATTTCGCAGCACAAGGACAATGTAGATTGGGAAAGCGACATAGACCCTGTCGGAGTACGACATTATGAGAACTATCAGTCGCAGCTGCACGAGATATTGTGGAAACAATTCTCGGTCAGAAAGTATCTGTGGGCTGAATTTATATGGTGTATGTTCGATTTTGCGTCCTACGGGCGAACAGAGGGAGATACAAAGTCGCAGAACGACAAGGGACTTTGCACAAGGGAGCGTATTCCCAAGGACGTATATTTCTTTTACAGGTCCGTATGGAGCAGCGAAAAAACCGTTTATATAACTGAACGCAGGCATGAATTCAGGGCTTGTGATGTGCCTTTTGTAAAGGTTTATTCAAATGCGGACGCTGTGGAGCTATATATAAATGATGTTTCGCACGGCAGGATATCCCGGTGCGAACTTCCCGATGATGAGAGCACCGTTTTCGTGTGGGAAAATATAAAGATAAAACTCGGCACGAAAAACAAGATATGTGCTAAAGCATATTTCAGCGACGGAACATCAAGGTCCGACTATGCATTCTGGACAGGTAAATAAACGTGTCAGTATGTTTTTATTCATCATAATAGATGTCATATCAGGGAACTTCTTAAAAATAATCGAAACGGCATTGTTAAGGAAGGGCTTGCCAGAATTCCCAATACGCTTGGAATGCTGCTTGAAAATTCGGTTATATCTATAAGCCTTGCAAATTACTCGTTCATTCAGCCAATGATCCTTGTAACGCTTTTCGCGATCGGGCTGATCCGCAGAGAAAAGCGTTCACGGCTCAATTTGATCGGAAGTATTATCTGTATCGAGGGTATAGTGGCTTTTCAGTTGACGTAAATTGTAAATACTCTGTATCAAACTTACTTCTGAAAAGCTTTGATACTTATCACTCCAACTTTATATATTTTTAGAGGCTAAATTTCACAGTTCTGAACCACAGATTGAATTTTAATATATGCAGATGTTGCTGCAATGGGTTAAAAGTAGATGTTTATGGAAGTGGCACTAAGTGTATATACCGCCCACAGAACCGCAACTGCACGGACTTAAAACCGCACCTTTGCCGATGCATTGACCGCACCTATTTGAACCCTGTATAATATTCATAGCACACAAAAATGTGTGACTTGAATATAGGAGGTTCGGATATGACGAACTATTGAAGGATCTTAAAGCTTTATTCACAGGGGTATAGCCAAAGAAGCATTGAATCCTCTGTGAGAAGCTCTCATCAAACAGTAAGAGCGGTGATTGACTGAGCAGCGAAATTGAACGTCACCTGGCCACTCGAAGAAGATATTACTAACGAAATGCTTGGTGAACGTTTCAACATTCGTGAGATAGCGTTTGACCGTTGGGGTGTTGTGCAGGTGGTTCAGAACCTCGAAGGTATGGGTTTTACGGTAGTGCCATTCGGACAGGGTTTCAAAGATATGTTACCGCCGACAAAGGAGCTTATGAAACTGACGCTTGAAGAGAGGATCGCACACGGCGGTCAGCCGGTACTGCATTGGAATATGGACAACATTTTCATAAGAACCGACCCTGCCGGCAATATCAAGCCCGACAAGGAGAAATCTACGGAGAAGATAGACGGTGCGATGGCTGCTATTATGGCGTTGGACAGGGCTATTCGGTGTGGGAATGACCACGGAGCTAGTGTGTATGATGAAAGAGGACTGTTATTTGTATAAATGCAATAAAAAACTTACAATTTACAAGACTAGATTTGGTATTGTATACGAAAAAGAATGACTGACGGTATTAGTGCTTGACTCATTCGCTGTTTTTTGATATTATGTGTATAGTGAATAACTCATTTACTACAAGAAAGAGAGGAAAAACTTATGAATCGTGTTCAGTTTTATCCTAGCCCTGCATTAGTAAACCTTCTTAAATCAGATGCGTCCAGCAATGGAGTAAGCGTTAGTCAGTTTGTTACAGATCTGCTCGAAAAATACTACGGTATCTCGGCTAAAAAAAGTATTTCAATCACACAGTTAACAGCAATAGTACTGAAAGAGGTAGAAGCATACGTACAGAACAAGAAAGCCGGAGAGAGATTCGATCTCTATTCTGCTTCAGCCTCTTATCGAAATATAGACATGGTATGCAATAAGAAGCCTAGCACCATTCGCGCTTCTATAGGTCGAAGCTTTTCGAGTAAAATCGGAACCACACCCTTCCAAAACGTAAAGAAATGCCTCGACAAAGGCAAGCAGGTGCTTTCTAGAAATAATGCACTTGTTTACGAGATTTTTTAGAAAAAATAATACATATAGAGTTATTCACTAAAAGCATCTGTCAGCAGTGTCAGGTGCTTTTCTTATTCCATTTAGGAGGTAACAATAAGAAGATTTTCAGCAGTTTGTTCCATTCAAGAGATAAGCCTAGAAACTCCACAGCCGGCAGCGCATACCGTTTTTACATGGGCAGTTCTACCGCAGGAAAAAACGTCACCGAACACTCGGCAATGCAGATGACGGCGGTCTATTCCTGCGTTCGTATACTTTCTGAGGCAGTTGCAGGACTGCCTTTGCATTTGTACAAATACACAGATACTGGTTCAGCCAAAGCCACAAACCACCCACTTTACGCTCTTTTGCACGATGGACCAAACCCCGAAATGACAAGCTTTATGTTCCTTGAAACGCTTATGACGCACCTGCTTTTGTGGGGTAATGCTTATGCTCAGATTATTCGCAACGGCAAGGGTGAAGTTGTCGTCATCTATCCTTTAATGCCAGACCGAATGACAGTTGACAGAGATGAAAACGGCATGCTCTACTACGAATATCAGACAAATTCGGGTGACGCTCCTGTTAACAAGCAGTCTACTGTTCGGCTTGCACCGACAGATGTTCTACACATCGCAGGACTAGGTTTTGACGGACTTGGAGCGGCAGGTGAGTTTTTAGGTAATGCCAAGGCGGTTAGTTTGCTTGCCATAGAAAAGATAAAGTCAGGAGATAAAGTCATTTCAACAGACCCTGAAACAATGGAAACTTCTCCGAAAACTGTTCTTGAAACCTACA